TTTTTCATCTATTGTTGTTCTTGACCATATGGCTCTCCAATAATCTTGTAGACTATAAGTCCAAACAACGTGTATAATTTTCTTAAACATATTTATGTTTTTTAAAGTACTATATTAATAATATACAAATTTTGTGAGACTTAAACAAAAAGTTTTGACATATAAATATTATCTTCGCATTGCTTACTGATATATATAAATAATAAACATTGGTTCTCTTTTATATCTCAGTTGTATTTAGTAAATTAAATATATCTAGTGGCTTCATTTTCTCCTGTAGGAAATGAGGCTTTTTAATCCTTAACAATTAATTTTATGAATAAAGACATCTTTAAACCCAGAGTAAATATATTACCATATGAGTACCCGCAACTATTAGCATATAAAGATGCCATAAGACATTCTTACTGGATTGATACAGAATTCAACTTTACAGAAGACATCCAAGATTTTAAAGTAACTATCACTGCAGAAGAGCGGGATGTTATTAAAAAAACTATGCTTGCAATTGCTCAGATTGAAGTTAATGTCAAAACTTTTTGGGCTGATCTATATAAGAGAATGCCAATTACAGAAGTTGGAGATGTTGGAATGACGTTTGCAGAATCAGAGGTTAGACATAAAGATGCTTATGCTAGATTGCTAAGGATACTTGGGCTTGAAAAGGAATTTCAAAGTGTCATTGATGTACCTGCAATTGCTGGTAGACTTAAGTACTTAAAGAAGTACCTAGATGGTACACGTTCTAGAGATGATAAAATGTATACTAAGTCTGTATTACTATTTTCATTATTTATAGAACACGTAAGTTTATTCAGTCAGTTCTTAATCATGATGAGCTTTAATAAAGAAAAAAATGTCTTTAAAGGTATATCTAATGTTGTTGAGGCAACATCAAAAGAAGAAGATATCCATGGTAACTTTGGAGCTGAACTTATTAATATTATTAAAAAAGAGAACCCTGAGTGGTTTGATGCAGAGTTTGAAGAGTTAATTTATTCTGCATGTAGAAAAGCTTATAGAGCTGAATGTGGTATACTAGACTGGATCTTTGAAAAAGGTCAGCTTAGCTTTTTACCACAAAACACAATACAACATTTTATCAAGAACAGATTCAACAACTCACTAGAAAAGATAGGTATGAAACCAATCTTTGAAGTTGACTCAGAACTATTGAGCTCTACTGAATGGTTTGATATAGAAATACTTGGAACCAAAGAAGGAGACTTCTTTTACAAGAAGAGTGTTGATTATAATAAAAAAAGCAAGTCTATTACAGAAGATGATCTTTTTTAACCTTTAACACCAAAGAGAAATGACACCGAAAGAAGTAGCACAAAAACACTATCAAGACCATCAGTTTGATGAATGTAAACTGCATTGTATGCGGTGCGATGATGAGTGGTGTGAATCTCAAGTGATAGCAATTAAAGAACTTGAAGCAGATATAATTCAATGTATAGAAACTTTTAAAACAAAATAAAAATGACACCAAAAGAAAAAGAAATCCTTGATTTAAGTTTTGCAGCGCAAAGCACATTACAAAGATTGTACGAGATGACTGAATCTCGTGAAGCAAGAGAGCAAATAGATTCAGCAATGACTTATTTGAATAGAGCGTATTTTCAAAAATAAGAGAAATGAGTGAAGTAAATCCAAATTACAATCCACAAGCAGATTTCAAGAACTTTGGTGAAGAGATGGGATACATCGTTGAAACAACACCTAAAGAGGTACTGAAGGAGGAATGGGATAAAGTATTAGCAGAATATGGTACTGATACACACGACAAGATTCTATCTATGACTGATGACTTTGTTCAGTCTAATCGTAGTGAAGTACAAACCTATGCACACTACCATTATGATATGATGGCAGACTTTGCTCTACATATATTGGAAACCTTTAAAACAAAAGAGAAATGAAAACACCAATGCAAGAAGTTTATGAGAACTTCAATCTAATGAGTGATGCAGACTTTAAAGCGTGGATGCTTAATACAGATTTACTTGAGAAAGAGAAAGATGTGATGTGTGAGTTTGCTGAAAAATATGCTGATTACTCTTGGAACATATCTAATCAAAACAGATATATGGCTCCGATGTCAGCAGAAGAGTATTTTAACGAAACCCTTAACACCAAAGAGAAATGAGAGAGATACTACTTGAAATGTATGAGCAGCTCTGGGAGACTGATAAGGATAAATTCGCTTGGCATTCAATCCTTGATGATGCGCTTAAAAAGATAGAGGTGATTCAGCAAGACCCTAACGAGGCTTTAATGAGAGCCGCAGAGAAGTATAAAGAGCAATGAAAGTAAAATTCACAAAACAAACCCAAGTTGGATTTCTTGTCTATTGGGGTTCTGGATGGATGAGAGAGCAATACTTTGGAATAGACCTTCCATTTTTAAGTATTCAATTTATCAATAGAAAGTAGGTTACATAGTTCAACACACCAATGCATTGGTATAAGTAAGAGGTTGTTAATGGGTTCGTAACCCAACGCCTACCCTAAACGAAATAAACGAAATGACACGAAAGAGAAAACACATAAGAGAGGTTCAGAAGTATCTTGATATGCTTATGATAGACAACGTGAATCTTTCTATTCAAGCAAGTAGATTTGGATGGACAGATGATATACAAAAGCAAATGACTAACTCAGCTTTGTTGATTCGCAAGTATCAACGAAGGCTACGACTAATAAAAATGTAATGGAAAAAGGCCCACTTGATGAACACTTCGATATCAATCCTAACAGTGCAAAGCTAAAGGATCAGGAAGAAGGACAAATGATTTACCTTGTAGAAGTCAAGGTAGCATACAAAGTTAAAAGAGGAAATGGTTATATAAATAACTACCGCACTATGAACTTCCCAACGAGGATGAAGAGTATAGATGATATGAATAGAAACCCAGAGATGATTATGAAAATTATGGGTTCTCTAAATCTAACAGGTAAAAAGATTCAAGATTTCCATGTATATGAGGAGTTGTATAGAAAGGAAATAAGCAAATCATTTGCACATAAAGAGAGTGATTACGAAAAACAAATTAAATAAAAGCAAGAGCAATGAGAAACATTATTTACAAAGCGGAGGACTTGAGAGATTCTCTAACAACACTAAGAAAAGAAGGAGTTAAGAAAGGTGCTTGGGTAGGATTCAATTCCTTGTTTGACAAGTACTCGGTAAAGAAAGGTAGCACTACTTACATCTATGCAGGAGCGCATCAAGGCAAGTCTCAGTTTGGATTTGAATTGATGATGAACCTCGCAGAGTACAGTGATTGGAAGTGGGCAGTATATACTCCGGAGACCGGCTCACCTACCGAGGTGTTTGCCGAGTTGATGTGGGTGTACCTACGCAAACCTTTTCTGATCAATGACCACCTAATGGCTACGGATGAGGAAACCGAAAAGGCGATATCATTTATTAACGACCACTTCTATATTATAGATAGTGGACTTCAAGACCTTAGTATCGAGGGATTCTACACGGCTGTAGAGACTATTGAAGAAGACAACTTCATAACCATTGATGGGTGTATGGTTGACCCATTCACCGAGATTAGAACCGATGTATCTTCAGGTGTTCGTGATGACATTGCTATTGGCCAGGTGTTAACTAAGGTGCGTAAGCATAGTGCAGAGAAAAACTACCACACCATTGTGACAGTACACACTAAACACCAACAGGCTAAGTACAAGAACGGAGTGCCTTACGTTGATAAGCCAACGATGAATGACATTGCCGGAGGTATGCAGTGGAGTCGTAAGGGTATGATGGTTGTTAATGTATGGCGTTGCCCATATGGATTAGAGGATGGTAACGGAGTTCCTTACGAACCCAACCAAGTAGAAATTACAATAGTAAAAGCTAAACCAAAGATTGTCGGTAAGCTTGGAAGCGTAACTTTGTACTATGATAAAATGAAAAACAGATACTATGAACTCGACACTCAAGGCAAAAAACAATATGCATATCCACAGTCTAATTAGGGATAGGAAGTTAGCATTCGCTAACTTAGTAAGAGCATTCTTAAAGTTTAATGTAGCATCTGCCACAAAGATAGATGTAGTTGAGTCGGAGAACCTTGATGTGTTTATATTCATCAACGACAATCAATACAAGTTTGACGTTAGTGATTACACAGGTTGTGCTGATCAATACATATTTTTGAATCCTTCAAGCGGCAGATTAGTTATCGAAGGCAAGGGTGTGCAAAAAGTTTACAAGCTTGAGGTTGACTTATTAGATGAAGTAGTATATTAATACATATGGATACAAAAGAATTAATAATAGAAGCCTCGGCAGAGGTTACAAACCTACTGCTTGAAAAGAACGAAGCGTATGGTGACTCTGCGCTTAAGCCTGCAGGTATATTTGCCGGTGGAGATTCCGTTCACAACCTATGTTGTCGCATTGACGATAAGCTTATGCGTATCAAGATGCGTGGAATCACTGATCAGACAGAGGATACTGTGCAAGATTTAATCGGCTACCTTATATTATTGAAGGTAGCACTAAAACAAAAGCATGGGTAAAAGAAAGTATGGCGCAGGTGAGTTCTCTCCAGAACAGTACAAGAACAATAACGAGTGGGGAATCGCTCGTATAACACAACACCTTAGAGACAATGGCTTTGAGGTAGTCGACAAGGAAGTTGAGGACTACGATGTAGACATACTTGCTTACAAGAATGGGAAAGAGTATAGGTATGAAGCGGAGGTTAAGACTGGTTATCCGTTTAACGGAGTTGATGACTACAAGTTTGATACAGTTTCTTTCTTGGGTAGAAAAAAGAAGTACCATACTCGGAGCGAGAATGGGTTTTATTACGCTATTGTATGTAGAGAAACGGAAGCAATACTCTACTGCCACTCAGAAGAAATATATAAAGAAGAGTACCGACAATTAAAAACCATAAACACCTCACATAGAAAAGGACTCGATGAGTTCTACCTTGTGCCTAAAGGAAATTGTCAATGGACTACGTTGAAGTAGAATTAAACCTTCCAAAGCCACCAAGCCTAAACATGATTTATGCAGGTAAGCATTGGACTTATAGAAAAAAGAAGAAAGATGAGTATAAAGAAATATGTATTGGAGAACTATCTAAGATTGATGCGTTTACTTGCGAAGCCTTTCGCATGGTTATTAGCTATAACAGTAGGCTTGATATCGACAATGGTATTCTTGTTTCAAAATTTCTCGCAGATACTCTCGTTAGTCAGGGTATCGTTCCGGACGATAGTCCGAAATACTATGACCAAGTTACAATCAAGTACGACAAGTCTCTTGAAAAGAACTCGTACCTGGTTAAACTCAAATGCACCGGATTTAAAATTGTAGAAGATGAATAACAACCCACTTAAAAATTATAGAACTTGTAAATTAATAAAGAATCGTATTGATTTATACCTCTATGAAATGGCTATTCTGTTTGCTAACTTAGGAACAGATTCAACACAAGAAGAAGTTGATCAGGCTTATAGAAGGGAAAATGAATACATAGACCTTATTAGTGAACTCGACCCAGCAAAGGGTAAATCTATAAGACCTTATGGGAATTGAAAACTACTATGAAGAAATTACGGAGTCAGAAGCAAACTTCCTTATTGATATGTACGAAGCAATATCAAACATTGTCCGTGATGGTAGATCAGTTACATTGGTGGGTCTTGCCTATGAACTTGACATCAAGCCAACAGAGTTATCGGATTATTTACCACAAATAATTCTTATATTGGACCGAGTTGAAGAAGAATATCAAGTACAATAAATTAGAAATAGAACAAGAAGCATTGCGTTCTGTTAGTCAAGGAGCAATTACCAACGAACTTGGTAGATTCATACTTGATAGAGCAAACGAAATATCTAACTATGCTTTTGTTACAGGAGGAAACAACGAGTTTAGACAAGCACTTGTTGATGAATCCGTTATGCGTGTATGCGATAAGTTCTTGGATTATTACCAAGAGAATAAGTGTGCAGCAAGTTTCATCATCGGTATGATTTACTCAACGATGTTGAACAAGGTGAAGTCCTTGAATTGGAAAGACATATATGGTTCTAAAATCAAAGGCCATATCATAATAGTGAAGGATGGAGTAAGGGTGAGTAAGCTTGTTAAGTATGTTAAGGATGATTATCTAAGTGAAAGATTATGATTATGGAAGTTTACAATGATTGGATTTTAGTTAGTTCGGTAGGACTAATGTTCTCGTTTCTATTTATCTTCGAACCTTATGGTTGGGTGATGGAAAGACTATTGCCGTTTAAGCCATTTAACTGTGTCCTGTGCCTCTCGTTTTGGTGTAGCCTACTCTTGTATGCTTACTTGGAAGTTAATCCCTTATATGCTATCTATACAGCTTTCATTGCAGAACTATCTTATCGCAAGTTAATCAATGAGTAATGTACATTATAAAAGCGACCAAATCTTTTTGTATTGGGATGAACCAATAGATGAAGATGAAAATGAATCTAATAACAAATAACTATGGAATTAAATTACTTCAGTATTGAAGAGTTTGACTCTCCGGACTTGCCAGGATCAGGTGAGTTGATGAACGAGGAGACTCTTATGATGCTCGACAAGGCAAGGGAGATTGCCGGTGTCCCATTCAAAATCAACAGTGGTGTGAGAACCGAAGAACACAATGAGAAGGTAGGTGGGAAACCTAACTCTGCTCATACTCGTGGCTACGCATTTGATGTTCACGTTCAAAGTTCAAGACATAGAATGATTATTCTTTCTGCTTTGATTGAGGTTGGGTTTAACCGAATTGGAATTGCTAAAACATTTATTCACGCAGACAACGACCCTGATTTACCTCAAGACGTTGCTTGGTTATACTAAAAAAATAATATGAACGACACAGACTTTGGATACGAGAATGACTTCGCAGACTTTATTAACGAACTTGAAAGTTCAGAGAAGAATCAGAACGCTCAATGCTCAATTGATAATCCAGAATGTGAAAGCTGTAGTGGATAATGGGAAATGTTATAAAGAAAATTCTATCAGGAGGTGCAATGGAAACTGTGGATGCGGTGGCCAATGTGGTAGATAAATTTGTGCAGAACCCTGAAGAAAAAGAAGCTGCTCGTCAAGCTATTGAAGAAGAGATATCTAAACGCTGGGACAGTGATATGAGTTCCGACTCATGGCTATCTAAGAACGTAAGGCCATTAACCCTTGCAACCATTGTTTCATTTTTAATATCAATGACTTTCTTTGAGGGATTTGGTGTTAGTAATGTAAGCGAAAGATGGATTGGACTATGGGAAATGGTGAGCGTAACAGTGATAGGAGGTTACTTCGCAGTAAGAAGCGTAGACAAGAGGGGCCGACTAAGAAAATAGAGTGGTGCGAATATGCACCAATAGAATGTACCTGTAAAGGGAAGTGTAATAAGGGGGGCTAAAGTTAGTCCTCCTTATTTTTTTTGTAAAGGTTAGTCATGCGTTGTGCGGTGTATGCAATAGACAATACTAAAAGCACAAATTTAAGTAGATTCTCTACAGCAGAAAATGATATAGCAAGTGTACCAGCGTTTAAAAAAAATAGTTTAATATCGTTATTATCCATTAGTCCTCACAAGTATCGTCTATCAACCCTGTGTTTGGATAGTAGATAGAACTGTTATAAATTTCTTTTTCATTCCATAGGTCACCTGTACAAGACTCTGCGCTTACTATGCTATATATAGATGTAGTAGCCTTGACGTATTCGGCAATACGTTTTGCAATGTAACCTGATTTACTATCAATGTTAGTAAGAAGTGTGTCGAGAACAAACTGATCCTGCACACTTTCTTCGTTCTTAGTGTTTGCGGTTTGAGTGCGTAGCATTGTTATTGCAGCCTTTGCTGAATACATAGCTAAGATGTACTTCATTAACTTAAACAAGTCTTGCTCCTCCGTAGTTAGAGTTTGGTCAAGCACACCTTGCTCCATATGCTCATATAAACAAGTGCCTAAAAGGTCTTGTAGTGAAGTGTATTGTTCAAGTTGTATAATAGACAACAAAGCAGCACGTTCCATTCTCTTTGGTAGAGGGAAGTTCTGGTATAGATAGTTGTCATCAATGAAGATTACGTTAACCATTGCTTATATCTTCTGTGTTAGCACCCTTAATACTTTCTAAGTTGATGTTCTCCTCAACAACCTTTAAGTTCATCTTATCGTATCCGGTAGTAGAAAGTATTCTATTGATACCGCCAAGAATTATTTCTCTGTTCGGAAGCGTTTCAGTCGCTCTAAAAATCTGGTATGCCGTGACGAGTTCGTTACCGGTTCCTCCCAACTTTCCGGAAACCATGACACCAAATAGAGTAGGAGAAGTAATGTTATGAGCAGTAAGAATTTTAGCATCGTTTAATCTTGAGAGAACGTCTACAGTTTTATCTAAGTTAGCAATATCTAACGGAGTAAACTTAGGTGCGTCCTCTTCTTTTTTAACCCAGCTTACAATGAAGTTATCCGCTTGAGGGCCTGTGAAAGACTCTTTAAAGTTTTTGTACTCAGTCGCTTTTTGCTCATTTGACATATTGCGACCAATGAAAGTAGCGAGTACCTTTGGCGTGAATCCATTCTCAGCAGAGTTTTTAATGTGTTTACCAAATGAGAAATCAGATTCAATATAGTGGAAAGCAGATATATAGTTAGGAACTCCGTAGTAGGGATTCCCACTGTAAGGATTAGCAATATATAATAAAGCCTCTGTCTGACCTTTGTCAAACTTGTCGAAGGCTTTAATTTTTCTTGGTTCGTTGTGTTGTACTGAGTTTGCTCCGTATCCAAAAGTTCTCCTTACTATGTATTCTTTTACTTCTCCTTTGTCATTTGGCTCTGCAGCACGAACACCTTTAACGTCTACAGATTTAATCTCAAGAATCTTTGTCTTTGCTTTGTTCCAACGAACATAGATTGCACAAGCACCTTTAGATTCATATTGGAATGCTGAGTGTAGTAACACATCATACATACCCTTATTGTTACCGGAGCAGTTGTTTAGAAATACACGAAGTTCTTGTTGTGCTTTCTTGGTAGATAAGAATGTTTCATCAAAAGAAATATCTTTACCAGCAATCATCTTAGCTTTCTTTGTTAAGATACCTGCGTGTACCGGAGATTGTCTCAACATCTTCTCTAAGATTACAGGGAAGTCATCATTAACGCCAAACTTGATGTAATCACCAATGTTAGTATGACCTAATTTGTAACGACCATTAAGGTCTACAATTGAATTTTCAAGTTCATTTGTGGACACCGTTGCCTCCGTAGCTTGTACGTTTGTTACAGATGCAAAAAAGTTTGTGATGTTATCTACTAATCCCATTAATATAATCTACAAATTAATAGCTTGAAAATCTAACTGTATCGCCATATATACCTGTACCTGTTTGTACTGTACTGTATGATTCTACATTACATAGGTATGTACACGACAAGTCTCCGTTAGAGAGGGTGAGATAATACTCACCCCCTTCTAAGGAATTAGAAACTAAGTCTATGTTAAGACGGATAAAGTCTTTACAAGAATCTAAATTATTAAGGTCCTGTAGGTCAATGAAATCAAGAGATTGATTTCCCACTACTTTTTCAAGTGTTATATCAAATGAGTTAATAACGTATTGTACGCTCTTAACAAATGATAGTGTGTTTACTGATCCTACTTTCAACCTTTTCATTTACTCTTCTTGTTTTGGTTCTTTTAGTTCACCTGTTGTTAGGTCAATCTCAACATCTCCGTGTTCCTCACGGATTAATGCTTTTTCTTTTTCTAACTTATCAAGCAACTCTTTGTAAGCATCTACAGCACGAGACTCTTCTACACGCATATTGGTGATTTGAGAATCAAGATACTTTAAAGTCTTGATGACGTTGTTCAACTCAGTTAGTTGTTCTTCAGAAAGTTTTTTTACTTCAGACATAATTATAATTATTAGTTAACTATACAAATATACTAATATATTATTAATAAGGTAAAGGTTGACCCTCAATATTTGCTAACCCCCAATTGCCTGTTTCATCTATAAACGCACCTGGCTCCATCGTAGCCTCAAATCCTAAATTTGTTGTCAGCCCTGCATCAGCAGCAGTAGAACCCTTACCTGTAGCATATAAATCTACTATCTGAGATTGGGTTAAAAGTCTATTAAACCAAAATGCTACGTTATCAAAATCCCCTGCCCTGTCTCCTGCATTGTTAAACGCTACATTGATTGACATATTTGTCTTAGGGAATGGTGCCCTTGTACCGTTAGCCTGTGTAATAGTAGTAGTAAAAGCAACTCCGTTCCAATACAACTTCAATCCATTTACTGCTGCTGATTGACTTGGGTCAAATGTACCTGCGATGTGAGCAAACCCATTTGTATTAACTGGCCCTGTTGATGAACTGTGCCAACGTGAGATATTTCCAGATGCAGCATTTTGGTTAAGTGCCCAGTTTATATGGTGATTAGAACTACCGGCTCTATATCTAAATACAAACCTATTAAACCCATAATCATAGAGAAGCATAAGTCTATCTGTATTGTTTCCGTTACCAGCGTTGATTTCAAATAACATTACATTGACATCTGTTGCTGACCAAGTAGGTTTTACCCACATACTAAATGAAAAGGGACCAGAGTCCCCTCCATTGCCTACGAAACTTGCACCATTACCTCCCTCGGAAAAATCCCAATACAAGTCATTCGGAGTACTTGCTGTGTATCCATAGAAGTCTGATATTCTGTGAGGAGCAGTAAACCCTACAGCAGCAGAAAGTGCTGCAAGGCTTCCGCTTGTAGAACCTACTTCGGTTCTTATGTCATCTATGCTTAAAGCACCACTACTTGGTAAGGCCATCAAGTCTTGCTTTTAGTTCTTCTATTTGTGCTTGTTGCTCTTTAAGAGCCTCAATCAATACAGCAGTTAAGTTTCCGTATGCTACGGACTTCATCCCTTCCTCGTCAGTATGTACAAGTTGCGGTACAACTTCCTCCAACTCTTGTGCTATAACACCCACAGACTGTTTCTCCTCGCCTATCTTGTTGTAGGTGACACCTCTCATCTGTTTAACAGACTCAAGTGCGTTAGGAAGCGTCTCTACGTTTTCCTTAATACGAGCATCAGAGAATGCTGTGATATCGTCACTTGCAACAATAGTTCCGCTAACAGATAGATTACCTGTCTTAGACAACGTCATTCTATTAGGATCACCACCGCTTGGTCTCCATTCAAGGTTTCCATTGTCAAGTGTACCAATATCCCAACAAACAGCACCGTTGTCCATCAGTCTTACATAAGACCAACTATTATTTGAATCTATCTCTATCCTTGCTGAAGAACCACTATCTACTCTGAACCCACTTGGGTTAGTAGAAATTAATTGTTGGTTTGTTGTACGTCCTCTGTCTGCTACTGAATCAAGCGTAGAGGTTTCTGTATAACCTGTAATATACCCAGCACCATTGGTTAATTGGTTGTTGTTAAATGGAATTATAGGTAGTACTTCACCGTCTATTCTTGCATTTACTGCATCAGCAGAACCTATTGAGTCATAAGAGCCATCAGTAATCTGACTTCTAAAATGAGCAGGAGTTGCCTTTCTTATGTACCCATCATTAGTGTTTACATATATATCTGTAAGCGTACTTGTTGTTCTTCCAGATGTTGTGTTAATCCAACCAAAGTCAGCATATCCACTTGCGTTTGTTCTTACAACCTTATTGGCTTGGTTGTTT